GATGAACATCTCGACATCGGGGAATGTCTCGTTGACAAAGATGACCTGTGGGAAAGTGGACGTGGCGGTCTTGACCGCGATGCCGTTGTACTGGTCTTGATTGATGAACTTGATGCCATACGACACGCCGCTAGGGGCGCGGTAGTAGGTGGCATCATCCATGAGAACAGGGCGATTACCCACAAAGTCGCCAGTGGGACCAAGGGTGCGGCGAATCTCGCCTGCGGGCCAACTGAAAACTTGGTCTTGGGTAGCAAAGACCGACAGCCGCTCGGTGTTCCACGAGTCGATCATCTGGTTCATCGCCACAAGGGCGTCTTGGCTGGTTGCGGCTGACGGAGTTTCACTCTCAGCCAGTACACCAATTAGGCGTAACGCCCGGTTAATTTGATCGCCTGCGGTGTACGTAGCCATGTCAGCTTCCTTCGGATTCGTCGCTTGCCGAAGTCAGAAAAGATGGGACTTCGTTGGGCTGTTCGATGGGTTGTTCGGTCACTTTGCGAGACAACTTGTTGCGCACAGGCTTGTCTGCTTTCGGTGCCACCTCGACGGGCGTGTCAGGATTGTACTCGGTCCAACCGTTTTTGACATCCTGTTCCATCTCAAGTTCATTGATGGCAACTTTGGCACCGTGAATAGGGTGTACGAGGGTGATGTTCATGTGAATCTCCATGTGAAAACGGGGCCGAAGCCCCGTTTTACTATTTGTTCAAGATTTAGGCAATCTTGTACACAGACCAAGCACCATCACCAGTCTTGCGGAACCGGAAAGCTGCGCTAGAAGTGATGGCGACTGCCACAGCGGCATTGCCACCATCGGTGACACCGGTACCCATCGACAGAGTAACCGTGCCAGAGGAGGTGCCAACGTTCACGATGCTCAGATCGAAGGTGCTACCAACAGTCGCACTCGACACGGCATTGTCAATGTCCGTGGCAGAAGGCAACGTGTATGTTGCAGCAGAGGTGGAGGGATTGGCATACAAGATGCCACCAGTGATCTGGGCAGCAGTCAGAGTAGCCGTTGAAGTTGCGGTTTGAGGTGCGTTGGCGTAGCCAATACGAAGTTCATTGCGATTGCCGTCACCGACTTGATAACCGCCTGCGCCGTTAGGGAGAGCCATGATGATTTCCTTTGAAAATGATGTTCAGAAATGAGGGGCCGAAGCCCCTCGGTTCAGATTAGCCCCACACGCGGCAGCCCATCTGCGGACGGATTGTGTTGTAGCCGTACAGAACGTCAACACGGCACGGCATACGGTCGTTGTTGATGTCGTACTGGCGAACCACACGCAGGCTGATGCCGTTGTGAACGGCACGGCTTGCCATGTCCACACCTTGCGGCAGGAGCAAGTCGGCAGTGGCGAACGCGATAGCGTCACGGTGGTATGCAATGTTCTGAGCGTAGCTGGTCGAAGCAGCGCCAACGAACACCACAGCTTTGCTGTTACCGGGGAGGCTGTCCACGGTAGCCAAAGCGTTGCTGGACGAGTAAATCGGAGCAACGGTGATGGTACCGGCACCAGAGCCGTTCAGGGTCACGTCGGCAGTTGCGACGAACTGGAACAGCGAACCAGTGGATTCACGGGTCTGCGGGTTGACAGCGTAGCAGTCAGCAACAGTGAACACGTCACCAGTTTTGACCGTAGCGTTGGCACCAGCGCCAGTGATGGCGATGGAAGTAGCACCTTCGCTGGACACAGCAGCCGAGGTCGTGCCACCAGTGGCAGTGCGCGAGCCGGTGGTGAACGACTTGATCGACTGGCTCATGTTGACTTCATCGTAGCCCAGAACCTGCTCACCCATCATGCCGTTCTTGAACTGGCGGGAGATCACGTCTTGGGGGTTGAAGAAGCCGGACAGGCCGTTGACCAGCGCAGCGTTGGCGGCGGGGTTCACGGTCAGGTAGCGCGGCGACATGGTGGCCGCGTTTTCGTTCAGCTTCTGCTGGGCTTGCAGCATCACCAAAGCGGTAGCGGGGGTGGTGCCGGGGGTACCGACGGAGTTGCCGATTTGCTTGAATGCGTTGGCAACGTCAGCGTCCACGGTGGAGGCCAACTGGCTGATACGAGGCTTCAGAACACGCTCTGCGAAGTCGTCCAACTGCATGGTCAGTTCGGCAGAGGTGAAGTTGATGCCAACGTGCTTCTGCGATGCCACAGTCAGGGTGGTGTACTGTTCGTTGTCGTCCTGAGCTTGCAGGGCGGCACCGTCAGTCACCAGAGCGCGGTCAGGCAGGCGAATACGCAGAGTAGAACCAATCTTTGCACCTTCAACAGCGAAACTGTCGTCGTACTGGCGGTTCACGTTGCGGGTGATCACGAGGTTGTTCTCCAGAATTTCCAGAGATTTGCGCGTGATCATGTCAATGGTAAGAAGGCTGTTTGCCATGATTGAAATGTCCTATTTAACGGTTGCGGAGTGCCTGTGCCTTGGCGATCTGTCGTTGACGCTCGGCTGCAATCCACTCTGACGCGCTCATGGTCTGTACAGACCGAGGATCAGTGGTGTCAGTGACACCGGGGTTCACAGCGCGGGCACTTACCGGACTTATCGGTGCTGGCGCAGACGTTGTTTTCTTCTGGGGAGGCTCGGATGCCAGTTTGGCCTCGATCTTCCCAATCTCACGCGCTTGCAAAAGCGGCGACAGACGCGAGATGCGATCAGCTTCTTTAGGATTGCTGCCCAGCCAATAGGCCAGATCAGGTCCAATGTCGGATGCTTTGATTGTTTCAGCCATTACATCGGTGACTCGAAGCTGAGGGTTGTAGGCGACTTGCTCGAAGTCGTCATACTTACCACGGGCTTCTTCTTCACGTTCTGCGTAGGCGTCTTCAACCTGAGCGCGTTGCTTTTGGAGTTCTCGCTGCGCGATCAGTTCTTCGGCCTTCCGCATCGCCAGTGCTTCCGCATAGGCTTCGGTGGACTCAAACTGGTCTGCTGGCGGGAGTTCCGCTGGCACCGACTGCGCAGCTTGCCTTTCGGCCAGCTTTGCTTGCTGCTCACGTTCCCACTTACGTTGCTCTCTTGCGAGGCGTTTGCCGATCATTGCATCGAGTTCAGCTTGAGTGAATCGCTTCTCCTCTGCTGTCTCGCCGCCTTGACCTGCGACTTCCGGCGCGTTTTGTGCCTGATCCGTAGTGGCCGTCACTGCGGGGGCTTGCGCGGAGTCAACTTCCGCTAGGTTTTGGACTTCATCAGTCATCGCATGTTCCAGTGGAACCCCGGTCTACTGGGCCGGTACAGTTTGTATTACACACGAATTGTTATTCATATGCAATGGTGCATGATACCGTGCCGGAAATCACAACATACAGACCCTTGTTGGTGTACATACCATCAAAGAAGTTGTAGTTGCTTCCGGCAACAGCGGCAAACGTGTCGATTACTTTGGCGTCCGACGTGCTGGCTCTGGCCGAGTCGTAGACCGTAATGGTGCCCGCAGTTGCGGCACTCACAAAAATACCTTTCAGCTTTGCCGCCATCGGCTTGATCTGAGCGGTGGCGCTGATTTGGGCGTAATTTGAGGACATTAGGGTTTCTCCTTATGCGAGGAACTTGAGTTTGTAGAGGGTGCTCAGATACAGGCCAACGATTTCGTCGATGATGTTCTGGAGCGCGGTGTCAGTCTTTTCGCAGACTTCGTATCGCATCTTCTCGATGTCGGCCAGCGAGTCCTCAAGGAACTCAACAATGTTGGTTGTCTTTTTGGCCGACATGAGACTGATAGGGCCAATCAAACCATGACGGCCCTGATAGGCTTCAGCGAACTTGTCGGCCAACTCGATCACCTCGTCGTAAAACTCATTCAGGGCAGAGTGCTTGGAAAAGCTGCGGGTGTTCAGATGCACAGAATGCGCGACATCCCGTGCCAAGAACAACGTGCCCACGAAATCAGCGCATTTCATTCATCTCTCCTTGCTCGGGCATCTCACCCATTTCTGGTGGTTCACGCATCTCAGGCGCACCGGCAACCAGATCGCCGGTGTCTACAGCGGCTGCAATCGTTCCCATCACGATGTCCTGAATCTGCTCGGGGGTCATGCTGGCCTGCACGGCGCTGATACGCTGTGTCTCGGCCTGATACGCCTTGACCTCGGCTTCAAATTCCTTAATGTTGAGATCGCGGGCTTCCATGCTTTGATTGACGTTTTGCAACATCTGGAACATGTTTTGCATCTCGGCTTGCATAGCTTCGATTTGCTGGTTGGCAGCAACCAGAGCTGGGTTGTCCTCATCGGCCAACACTTTCGGGTCCAGAGTTTTCTGGAATCGCTTAGCAAGGTCTTGAGCACCGGGCCAGTCCATGTTCTTGACAAACAGGTCACCTGCCACTTGCCAGAGTTGCGGGTTGCCCTGCAACAGTTGGGCCATCGACTCCAGAGCCTCCTGACGCTTGGTGGCGTAGCCGGGGCCGGTAATGACGCGCACATCGTACTTGCCGACAGACGGGTTGTAAATTTTGTCGATGACGACGCCTTCTTGATTCACGATCTTCTTGACCGGTTCTTCTTGCATCGGGTTCATCTTGACGGTGGATGGTTCACCGTCTTCACCGATGATGCGGGCAATCCGCTCGGTGTCGTAAATCTTGGGGATCAAATCCACCAGTTGACGACCAACATGGCGAATAGCGCGGGCCAGATTATCCACATAGTGATAGGTTCCTACGTCGCCTTCACGCTGACGCGCAAGGATTGCTTTACCAGAACGCTCATTGCTGGTCATGCCCAGCGAGGCGTTGTACTGGCCGGTGGCCGACTTGATGTCCTCAGAAGCACCCGCCTTGGCTTGCAGCAGGCCGCTGGAGGCCATCGGAGGCTGTGCTCGCTGGGGTAGCGGCAAGACAGCACCTTGACCGTCTGTAACGTCTGGATTGACCTCCAGATACGGCCAGTTCTGGGTGTTGGCAGTCTTCCACTGCTGCTCGTAACCCTCGAACTGACCACCGTAACCAATGAACGGTGCTTTGGGTGCCAGCGCCAGCATCTCAGCTTCCTGCGACACCCAGTAGTTGTACATGCGCTGGGCGTCTTTGGCGTTGCGCACCAGACCGCTGACGTAGACCCGACCATCGACCTCAAACTCGTTGCCGACCACGCGCACCACGGGGATGTGAGAGCCAGCCCAATCGCGTTCTTCAAGGATTTCGTAGCCGTTGATCTTGCACCACTTGACCTTCTTGCGGTCAGACGGGCGCGAACGAAGTGGCTTGCCGAACATCATCCGCAGCGACTTGTCCTCGGGGGTACCGTCAAAAGCGGTCACGTTGCCGGGGTACAGGTTCAGCGTGGCTTTCTCGTACTCGATGTAGAAGTATTCGGCGATGCGAACCGTGTTCTCGCTGATCCACTGGCTGATTGACTGGTCGCCCACACCCAACGACATCAGGGTGTTGATGGGAGCGGCGTTAGGATACAGGCGCTCGTATTCGGCTTTGGTCAGGTCTTCCGTGATAAAACACCAACGGGCGTCAGAGCCGGTTGGGTCTTGAATCAGGGGGTCCATGTAGACCGAGAAACTGTTGCGAATACGGGCGATCTTGATGTCCTGATCGAAGGTGTTTTCGTCGCAGTATT